GGCAGCTGCACCCCCGTTTTCACGCTAGATACATTTTTTTATTTATGTACGCACTTTCTGAAATAGCATTTTTTTATACAATATAACGCGCGAGGTAAAATTTGCGTACATGTACGCACTTTTAAAATTTATATACGCATATACGCACAATGAGTGAATTAATCAGTTTTAGGGAATGCGCAAGGCGTTTAGGGGTTGGAGAAAAAACCATTAGGGATGCGGTAGGCCTTAATAAAATTACTACCGTACTCGATGAGAATGGAAAAAAGAAAATCAATTTCAAAACGGCAAAGAAGCAAGCTGAAGAATTCAACATAGGAGCCAAAGCGCAATATGGTAAAGAACCTGATCAGCTTCCGAAACAAACTAAGAAGGAAAAACCGAAAGAAAGTAATCCTGTATCATCAGAAAACATTGAACTGAATGATTCCTCTTCAATGGCCACGGCTCAGAAGGCTGAGAAGATAGCAAAGGCTAAACTGGCACAACTGGAACTGGAGGAGCGAATAGGTAATTTAATCAATAAGGATGAGTGTTACCGTGAATTATTCCAATATGGAACTGAGATGCGAAACTCATTTCTTTCTTTACCTGACCGAATAACGGATAATCTCATAGCATTAGCACACGATAGAAATGCATTTCATACGATGCTAGTTGATTCACTAACAGAAGTTTTAGAACAATTATCAAATTTTGAAGAAAAATAATATGAAAACAATTACAATCAAACAGCCGTGGGCTTCACTTATTTGTGAAGGAATAAAAGATGTTGAAAATAGAACATGGAATACTAAATTTAGAGGCAGAGTTCTAATTCATGCATCATGCAACTCATGGATATGGAATAAAGTTATCAATTATATATATGGGCTTCCACTTGTATATGATTTATTTACCTGTAAAAAATTTACAGGTAGTTGGCTTAAAAGTTTGAAAACAGGAGCAATAATAGGTTCTGTTGAAATAGTAGATTGTGTGATTAATCATCCAAGCATTTGGGCTGAAAAAACTACAATAAATCAAAATACTAAATCTGATTCTGAAAATTATGAGTTCAAAACAACTTATAACTGGGTACTTGCAAATCCTATCATGTTTCTAGAACCAATAGCGGCTAAAGGAAAGCTTTCATTTTGGGATTATCCAGGCATATTGGCAGAACCTGAAGAAAATGGAGGTGAACTGTTTTGCCATTGTCAACTTCCAGTAAAAGAAATCAATCAGGTTACAGGATATTCAGACGATTATAGATGTCGTTATTGTGGCGGTAAATGGTATAAGTAATGGAACTAATACGCGGATTTTTAGACGGATTAAAGCCTATACCGAAGATGACAGTATCGGAATGGGCAGACGAAAATAGGTATTTATCTGCTGAAGCTGCTTCAGAACCTGGGCGATGGCGTACAAGTAGAACGCCTTACTTGAAAAAGATAATGGATTGCCTTTCGGTTTATTCTTCGTACATGTGGGTAGTGGTAATGAAGGGGGCACAGCTTGGATTTACAGAAGCGGGTAACAACTGGATTGGGTATATCATTGATAATTCACCCGCTCCTACTCTAATGGTTCAGCCAACGGATGATACAGTTAAGCGTAACAGTAAAATGCGAATTGAGCCAATGATAGAAAGTTGCCCATCATTGAAAAAGAAAGTTTCGAAGGCAAAAAGCCGTAGCGGTGAAAACACGATTACACAAAAAAACTTTCCGAGTGGAGTATTACTTATGGCAGGTGCCAACAGCCCGGTGGGGTTACGGTCCATACCCATACGAAATGTTTTTCTTGATGAGGTGGATGGTTATCCTGAGGATTTGAACGGTGAGGGGTCACCGATAGAGCTTGCCGAAGCACGTACACGCACGTTTGCAAAGAAAAAGATATTTATCATTTCTACTCCAACGGTTGACGGACATAGTGCGATAGAGTCGGCTTTCGAAGAAACAGATCAGCATTACTTTCATGTTCCATGTCCGCATTGTGGAACCAAACAAGTTTTGAAACTTGAAAATCTTATCTATGATTCAGAAACAAATTACATACAGGATGCTAAAATGGCATGTATCGAATGTGGAGCTTTAATTGAGGAAAGATTTAAAAATCAAATGTGGGAAGCCGGAGAATGGATTCCTTCAATGCCTGAAAAGTCTAACCCCGAAAAAATAGGATTTCATTTGAGTAGTTTTTATTCTCCTTTCGGGTGGTTTAGTTGGAAGGAGATAGCGCAAAAATACGAAAAAGCAAAAAAGAATCCTGAGAAGATGACCGTTTTTGTCAATACAATTTTAGGCGAGACGGTAAAAGAAAACGGGGAAGCTCCTTCGTGGGAAATGATTTACAACCGAAGAGAAAATTATTCTCCGAATTCGGTAAACTCAGATGTTTGTTTTCTGACATCAGGCGTTGATGTTCAAAAGGACCGGGTAGAACTTGAAATAGTTGGGTGGTGTGCTGATAAAAGCAGTTATTCGATTGATTATAGATCAATACTCGGAAGTCCATTTCTACCCGCTGTGTGGGATGAGTTGAAAAAAGTTGTAAATGAAACATGGATTTCGGATGATGGCCGAGAATTACAGTTAGTCAGGGTGGCAATTGATAGCGGTTATGCAACGAGTGAAGTATATGATTTTGTTCGGGCATTTGGAAATAAGCGTGTAATTGCAACAAAGGGACAGGATAAAATGCAAATAGCATTCAGTACTCCGAAGCAAATTGATTATAGTAAAAATGGAAAGAAAATAGGCAAGTTGAAGCAATGGAATATAGGAGTTTCCTTTTTGAAAACTCAGTTATACGAGTGGTTTAAAATAGAACCTGATTACGTTGATGGTAGTTATCCACCTTGTTACTGCCATTTTCCACAATATGATAACCGCTATTTCGAAGGGTTGACCGGTGAGGACTGGTTAGAGAAAAAGCATAAGTGGATAAAAAGATATGCAAGAAATGAACCACTCGATTGCCGGGTGTATGCCAGGGCAGCAGCTTCCATTGTTGGATTGGATAGATTGAAGCCTGATCAACTAAAAACAATGGGTGGTGTAACCGAAAGGAAAAAAGTTAATACTACATCAGAAGAAAATACAACTGAGCGCGTAACTTCAAAGAAGAAGCGTGGTGAAAGTTTTTGGTGATAAATTAAACACTAAAATAATAAAAATGAAACAGCTACAATTAGGAGATCAAAAGTTTAGAAGCCTCTATAAAGAGGTTTCTACAGAGTTTAAAAACATTTTAGAAAATGCCTTCGGTAAAGATTTTTTCAGTACGAAAATTACCGATCGTATAAACAGCTATGAGGATGCATGCGCAGAACTTGGAGAAATTCCACTCGACGAAAAAACGCTTAAAGAACATGGATTTACAGAAGTAGAAATCACAAGACGTAAAATTGAAACAATAACACGTGCTTACAATGAAGGTTGGGAAGCTGATTTTTGCAACCCAGATCAAAAGAAATGGCGTGTATGGATTAAAGGGCTGTCCTCGGGTGGTTTTGTTTTCTACGATACGACGTGTTACGGCTACTCGTCTGCGGGTGCGGGGAACGGGTCTCGGCTTTGGTTTAAAAGTGAAGAATGTGCAAAAGATGCATGGGATAAATTCAGTGATTATTACATAATTCTAACAAAAAACTAATATGGAAAAAGCAATAGTTGTCGATGAGCTAGAAGCTCGTGAATTGTATAAAACTGCAACTCCTGCATGGAAGAAAGTTTTTGAAAAGAATTTTGGGAAAGATTTTTTCTCTAAGAAAATTACTGATCGGATAAAAAGATATGAGGATGCTTGTCTGGAGAACGGTACAACTCCAATGAATGAAAATTTATTATTGTCAGCCGGTTTAACCGAGTTTGAAATTGTACGTAGAAAATTGGTAGAGATAACAAAAGCATTCAATGGCGATTGGGTTGCTGATATTTTCAACGGTAATCAAAAGAAATACTATGCATATTACAATCTGTCCTCGGGTGGTTTTGTTTTCTACGATACGTATTACTACGACTCGACTGCGATTGCGGGGCTCGGGTCTCGGCTTTGTTTCGAAAAACCGGAATATGCAGAATATGCAGCGAAACAGTTTGTAGAATATTACAAGATTTTAGCAGAAAATTAATAATTAAAATCGCCAAACGGCATAAAAACTCAAACATATGGAAAATGTAGAAAAAAAACAAGATGTTACTGAATTAATTAATTCATTCGAAGATGCTCTTAAATTGTCAGGTAGTCCTGCTGTTCCTGAGTTTTCAGATGCACCGGAAGAGTTGCGAGAATATTTCAAAGCTCAGTACATGGGTACCGTTCTTGCAAAAGCTTATAACGAAGGTGAACAAGTAGATTGGGAAAATGGTAATCAAGAAAAATGGCTTCCTTGGTTTCGTATGTCCTCGGGTGGTTTTGTTTTCTACATTACGTCTTACTACTGCTCGCCTGCGAATGCGGGGAGCGGGTCTCGGCTTTGTTTCTTAAAAGAGAAAACAGCAGCTGATGCAGGTCGGAAATTCCCTGAAATCTACGCTAAATTTTTACAGGGGTAAATATTAAAAGGCTGTATGTTTTTGTGAGCTGTCCTCAGGTGGTTTTGTTTTCAACAATACGAATTACAACTACTCGAATGCGAATGCGGGGAACAGGTCTCAGCATTGCTAAAAATATTACAAAAACATAGGCCCTGGCTCTTGCCAAAAAATAACAAACTCAAAAGGTGTTAGTAGGGAAACTGAACGCTCTGATAAGAAAAGCAAAGCGATGAAAAGAATATCAAACCTATACGATACAATTTGCAGTACTGAAAATTTGTACGAAGCATATATGAAGGCAAAACACGGAAAGGCTAAATCATACGGATTGGTGCTATTTGATAAGAATTTTGAAAGCAATATGGAGGCGATACAAGCCGAATTAATAAGCGGATGCTACCGCACTTCGGAATACAGTGTTTTCAAGATTTATGACCCAAAGGAACGAGACGTATACCGATTACCGTTCCGTGATCGAGTCGTTCACCATGCCATTATGAACGTAGTGGGTGAAATATGGGTGTCAACGTTTATTTCACATACATACGCCTGTATTAAAGGCCGTGGCATAAATGGTGTTTTAAAACACATCAAACATGATTTAAAAGATATTGAAAACACACAGTATTGCTTGAAAATGGATATTAGGAAATTTTACCCAAGCGTTGACCACGCCATTCTGAAGGGAATTATTCGAAAGAAAATAAAGGACGTTCGACTTTTGAAACTACTTGATGAAATTATTGATTCGGCTCCCGGAGTTCCAATTGGAAATTATCTCTCTCAGTTCCTGGCGAATTTATATCTGACGTATTTTGACCATTGGATTAAGGAGGATAAGAGGATTAAGTATTACTACCGATACGCGGATGATATAGTGATACTCGCACCGGATAAACCCTATTTGCATGGATTACTGGTTGATATAAACGACTATCTGACGGATAGATTAAACCTACAACTAAAAGGCAACTATCAGGTATTCCCTATAGCAACTCGCGGGATTGACTTTGTAGGATATAAGTTCTACCATACGCATACATTAATGCGGAAAACAATTAAAGTACGGTTTTGCCGAAAGGTAGCAAAACTAAATAAAAAAGACTTAGAACCGAAAGCGTATAGAATGGCAATTGCATCGCACATGGGATGGGCAAAACATTGCGACTCTAAACACTTACTAAAAACCATACTAAAGGATGAAAAATTTCTCTGATCTGGGGATAAAGCTTAATGAAGATAAAAACATATTCCAGGTGCAACAAATATCAATTACCGATGTGACAAATTGCGAAATTGAAGTATTGGATTTTGCCACTGACGTAAAAACAAAGT